CTCCCGCGCCACCATTCTGGGCCACGTCCAGCGCGGCGGTTCTCCCACGCTGCGTGACCGCGTGAACGCCTCCGCAATGGGCTACCACGCCGTCTGCCTGCTGGAGCAGGGCAAGTATAACCGCATCGTCGGCATGAAGGGCGAGAAGCTGGTGGATTACCCGGTGGATGAAGCGCTCGAAATGACCAAGACGCTTGACCCGGTGCTGATCGACGTATGTAACACTATTTCTATCTGATTTTAAGGACAAATTGGACGTAGATTCGTAAAATGAAACGTCTACAGAATGGATAAAATGTAGGCAAAATCGGCTCACTCCTACACATTCCCGAGATTCAGTTATAGGGATAGTGCAGAAAATTACGGGATTTTTTGAATCTCGTTTTTAAGCCAGCGGAGATCGCGTTGGGTGTAGACACGCTCGGTGAGGTCGCTGATGTGATGGCCGACAATTCGTTTGATGGCATATTCGTCCATCTCGGCTTTTTTAGCCATTGTAACAAAAGTAACACGTCCGTCATGACCCTTATGGTCGGGATTTAGAGACAGCAAAGGGATGACCTCGCTTGTAAGCTGTTGTTCAAATAAGGCATAGCTCATTTTTGTGATTTCACCTTTTACAGCATTTAGTTGGCGGAATCCACGCTGACGATTTCTAAAAAATAAATATGGAGATTTCGCTTCAATAGCTTTTTCATAGCGGGATTTTACCAAATTATAAATACGGGGATGAATCGGCACTGTTCGGTTTATCCCCGCTTTTGTTTTTTGTCCACCTGTAAATGCGCCTGCTTCCATGTCGACATTTTCCAATTTCAAGTCGCACATTTCTCCTGGACGCCAGCCAGAATAACACTGAATCAAAATCATATCAATGATAGGATGCTTATCAATGCTGGACCAGAGAAGGGCGAGTTCCTCATCACTATAGGCGATATGGCAATTTGGCTTTCGGACATAGCCTGAATCAACGGTGAACATACGAGCATAATTTTTATCGACCAACTCATGTGCGAGGGCATAATCAAAAAGAAGGTTGTAAAGAGTTTTCATGGACTCTTTTACGTTATTTTCAGGATGCCGTATTTTTCCTGCGTAAGTAACAGAGCCGTTTTCAATACAATTTTGAAGATGGGAAATATGCACGTCCCGAACAAGCATGTGATGGATAGAAGAAGAATAAGCCCATGCACTTTTATAACGAGAAACCGTAGAAGGGTCAACCTTCTTCTCTCGTAATGACAGCCAGGAGTCAAAGAGGTCTTGCATGGTCGTTTTATTGGAGAGATCAAACGGATGAGCATTATATTTTACAAGAGCTTCATAAGCTTCATTGTAAGTCTCGAAGTATCCGACGGGGCGAAGGGGACGAACGATCGGTTTGCCATCATCGGTATGGCCGGCGGTGACCAAAACACGAAAGGGCTTTCGAAGATTGCGGCCACGAACTTCGGAAATTTGTCCGAAACCGTTTGGAAGGCGCATATGCTTTTTCTTTTTAGGCGGCAACGAAGATTTGGACTTGAGCGGATAGCCGCAATGGGGACAAGCTATAGCCTTATCGCTCACTTGCAGCTCACACTCCGGGCAGAGTATTAACATAAAAATCTCCTTTGGCTGTTTGAAAATTGGATGCTTTCACTCAAAAGCTCGGTCAAACCGGGCTTTTTCTTTTGGAAAAGCTATTCTAGGTTAAACCGTTTCATCCGGGCTGTCAATCCCTTCACCGGAAGAAAAATAAAATACAGCACGCACTCGACCGTTTTCTACAGTACCATCCTTTTGAGCCTAAGACGCATTTTGATGTGCTTAGAGTAACATAAAAGGAGTACGATAGAATGGACAAAGCTAGATTAGAATTTGGGTCGGTGCCGGTGCGGGTGGCGGCGAAGGTATACGGACGTGATCCTGCATGGGTGCGGGCGGGCATTATTACAGGGTGGCTGCCCATTGGTGAAGCAACAAGGAACGGAAAACGAGTGACTGATGTTCAGCAGATGAACTCAAAGCTGGGCAGGATCAACTATTATATTTCACCAAAACTCCTATACGAGCAGACCGGCTACGAATGGAGGGGTGAAAATGAAAAGTGAACGTCCGGTACTTTCCCAAAAGAATCCATACCGCATCCCGAAGCAGCGGTACTACGAACTGAAGCACTTCTGCCTGCAATACGATGACTGGAAAAAAGCGCTGACTTTGATCGACGGGTGGGAGATTTCGCCCGACGGTATGACTGGTGTCATCAAGGGGAATCCACCCGAAAGTCCGACAGAACGTCAGGCGCTGGCACGGGTCTACTATTCAAACTGCATTGACATTGTGGACCGGTGCATCGCAAAGCTGGACACGGTGCTGGGGCCATACATCCTGGAAGGCGTGACAAAGAGTCTGGGCTATGACAAACTTCAGGCAAAGGGATGTCCATGCTGCAGGGAAACTTATTACATGCATTACCGATATTTCTTCTGGCTCCTGAGCAAAGAACGACAGTGACGCGAAAAGTTCGGCCTCTATTACGGAGGTGATCAGTTGTGATTGACATCAAAAGAATGAAGGAAATTGCTGAGAAATCACAGGAGGCAGTCAAGTACATGACGATCCTGCAAGCCATGGAAAAGAGAAAAATGAAATGGGATGTAGGTGGAATCATGCGCGCGATGCAGGACTATGACGATCTATGCGAAGAAATTAAGAAACTGGTAAACGAAGACTGATACAAACCAGAGCCGTGGAGAAATCTGCGGCTCTTTATTTTTCTCCAGACGCGAAAAAAACAGGGTGCATTATGGAAGAAAATACACTTTTTGGCAAAGGAGAAAAATTATGCTGAAGAACATTGTAAAGGGTTTTGTTGAAATGATGAACGCGATCAACGAAGGTGCGAAGGAGTCGTTTGGCACGGAACACGTGGATTGTGAGCGCGATGAGATGCAGAACCTTGTCATGTTCCAGGCAGGTTTGCGCTGATGCAGACTTGTGTAAGGAACCGGGGGAGGCCGTGGCGAAAGCTGCGGCTTTCTCTTTTCTCCTTTTCTTCCGCACGCACTCGACTGAAATACGATTTATATTGGTACAAGGAGATTTTCAAAATGGCTTATCTGGTATGGATTTTGACTGGCATCGCAATTGTTCTGGGTTTTTTGCTGGGTCTGCTGCTCGGGAAAACCCACGACTACCGCAAGAAGTCTGTAGGAACGTTGCTTGTGGGCTACACCGGCGAGGACGATGACGGTGCTCATTTGTTTTTGAGCATGGACAAGGCGGTGGAAGATATCGAGAACGCAGAGTATGCGATCCTGCGAGTCAAAAAAGTAAAGGCGCGAAATTAACTGCCCGCTTTACGGAGGAAACTCCGAACTTATATTTTTGAAGGGAGAAATTCAAAATGGAACTGAACGAAAGACTGGACAAGGAATTGGAGCGTCGCTTCGAGGACTTGGAGAACTTGACAACAGGCAGTGACGAGCAGGGCAAAGCGACCGACAACATCGTGAAGCTTTACAAGCTGCGAATGGATGAGAATGAGCAGGAGAACAGCAAGAATGCTGACGAGGACAAGGCTGTGCTGGAACGGCACAAGCTTGAACTCGAGGAGCAGAAAGCGAAAGACGATAAGCTCATCCGCATCCTGACGACAGTAACGAGCGTTGGTGTGACGATCGCGGGCTTTGCTGTGGGCAGTCACTGGTACGGCAAGGGCTTCAAGTTCGAGGAGACGGGCACGATTTGTTCGAGCACGTTCAAGGGTCTGATGAGAGACTTTAGATTCTTCAAGAAGTAAGGAGGAACCGTGGAGGTCGTGGCAAAAGCTGCGGCCTCTTTTTCTTTTATGCGATACTATACCGAGCCGTCCGAGGAGTGGACGAGATACTATGGTGTGACCTACCGATGCAATCACCCGGTTTACCGGACCTGCACCCTCTATGCAGAGCACGGGAAAGGGCTTTGCGTCATCCAGCAGAGGTTCAACGAGAACAGCCGGGCGACCTTCTGGGGTCCCATTGACCCATGGCTCACCGACAAAATTTACATGCACGAGGGTTTCCGGGAGTATTTTCTGGAGCACGCAAAACGAAAAAATCAAAATGGATTCTATCCGACGGTCACCGTGCGGCAGCTCATGTGGGCCATCCGGATGAAGCCGATGAAGAAGGAACGGTGGGAGACAGTGTTTGACCGGAAAGAAGTGTAGGCGCGAAAATAACTTGTTCTATTATGGAAGGAGGTGAGAGCAATGGAATACCTTCTGGCAAAGAGCGACAGACAGCTCGGCATCGGTATCAGAATGTTACATGATGAAGGCTACAAAAAGTTGGTTATCGAAAGCGTGATTAACGTTAAGAACCGAATGGAGTTCCACATCTATGTTGACACTGATGCAGATACCATGGAGCGCCTGAATGCACGTTATCAGACGTTGATTTCCTAAATCCAACTCTGGAAGGGCAAAAGATCTGAAACATGGTCTTTTGCTTTTGCCTTGACCATGCTATAATAAAATAAAAAGGAGTGAAGCTGCATGTTAGTGACATCGCATATGATCGTTCCTGTGAAGAAAAACGGAAAGTGGACGACCTACATCAAAGAATTTCAGGAAGAAATCCCGGATTTAGGCCGCCATCGAATGATGTGCAACAAGTGCGGGAATGAAAGATACCCTGCTTGCCGTTCATGGTGTCTTGTTGACAAAGACTGGATTGAGCGCGAGCAGAAGAAGGCTCAGGAGAAAATTGCCAAGCATAAGGTCGAGATTGATATTTTGGCCGGGCTGGTACGGGATGGCCTGCTGAAGGTGGAAGATGCTGCGCCGCGCGTGGAGATGACCGTGGAAGAATTCGAAGCGGCGATGAAAGAATGATATTTTACCGAGAGAGCTTGTGAGAAATTGCAGGCTCTTTATTTTTTACAAAGGAGAATTATTATGTGTGATTATTGCGAGCATTCAAAAATTTTTGGCCGGAGAAGGGTATATGTCGATGGGGCTGGAAAAGCTACGGTGTTTAGCAGTATCAATAAATCTAAGGATGGAGCCAGCTGTTATCTTCGAGTACAACGTGTATCAAGCAAGGACGAGAACAAGCGGGATGATATTTTTACCATGTCTTTGAAATATTGCCCATTCTGCGGTGAAAAACTGGTCAGCGACCCGATTTTTCCGGAAATCACACAGGAAAGTGCCATGGAGATGTATAACCATAAAGCTAATGCTCCGAAAATGAAATTTTGGACAAAAGAGGAAAGCCGTTATTTGGGAATCGATAACACTGGTGGCGATTTCAAAACGAAGGATTTCTCGACCAAGGAAGAATGTTTGGCATGGCTGGCCGGGGAAAATACTGCCGCGAAAAATTCTCCTTGTGTTATGGGATAAGGCCCAAACAAAGGAGAAGTACGATGGATATTTTGAAGAAGATCTGGAATACGAGCGTAACGGTTGGGCAGGTCATTGTGACCGCAGTGATCGGGCTGACGATTGGTCTGGTCATCTGGGTTCTGGTGAGGCTGTTCCGGCCGTCGAAGAACTGAGAATTTAACGGAAACCGGTACACGAATTGATATTTAGCCTTATCTCAGAGAGCTTACGAGAAATCGTAGGCTCTTTTCTTTTTACCAAACGCGAAAAAATCACGATGCTTTATGAAGGTAAGAGGGCTTACATTGAAAGGAGAAATTACTATGATGAAAGCAATCAAGAACTTTATGAACAAGCAGTGGACTTGGGGGACTTACTTCAAGCTGTGCGGCGTTGTATACGGACTGTATCTTGCAGTCATCGGTGCATACGTGGCATGGGAGAAGTGGCAGGAACACAAGGAACTGAAGAAAATTCAGAAAGCAAATCAGGAAGAGTACGAATTCTAAAACGATTCGCCCTCTGCCTTTTTTATTTTTGAGCTATTGAAAGGAGATTCAAAATGGAGGACATTATGCACATTCAATCCGGGTTTCTGCGCAGGCTGGTTTCGGCTGCGGTAGGAAAAGCAATCAGAAAGCAGGGAATTGACGCTGCTGTTCAGCTGAACGACCTGCGGATGGACTGCACCGACAAAACCAAAAAGGTTAGGGTACACTTGGATATTGACGCGGAAATGACCCAGGAAGCCCTGATTGATATTTTGATCAAGGCCGGAGTGGTATGAAAGGAACGGATTATGAAACTGAACCAAAAGATATTTTCCTACCTGAGCAAACATGGGGCGACCATTCTGTCCATTGCGGCGGCGGCTGGCGTTGTGCTGACCGCTGTTGAGACCGCAAAGGCGACCACGAAGGCGCAGAGCCTGATCGACATGAACAAAGCTGAGCCGATGACAAAGAAAGAAATCGTCAAGGACTGCTGGAAGTTCTATATCCCGGCGGCAGTTGTTGGTGCAGGCACTATTGCGTGCATTCTGGGTTCAAATGGTCTGAACAAAAAGACGCAGGCGGAGCTGATGGCGGCCTATGTCGCTGTCCAGCAGACCTACAGCAACTATCGCAAGAAGGTTGCGGAGCAGGTAGGCGAAGAAATGGAGCATGAGATTCATCGGAAAGTCGAGGAAGTTCCGCTTGACAAAAACAACGATGCGGTAAAGCTCTTTTATGAGCCGTACACAAAAAGATATTTCAATGCAACCATGGCACAGGTTTACGAAGCTGCCTACATGCTGAACAAGAAGCTAGCTCTGGACGGCGGCGTATCACTCGAAGCGTGGTGTGAGCTGCTTGGGCTCGATTACCGACCGGACCCGGAATCGCGCGGTTGGTGCATTGATCAGATGGTAGAAGATTGGGAATACTGCTGGCTGGATGTGGAATGCGACAAGCAGAAAACCGATGACGGCTTGACAGTATACTATTTCAGTCCGTGGGCAGATCCGGTGAAAGACTGGGAAAATTATGATCCGAGTCAGACGGTTCCGTTTTGACGCGAAAAATTCAATCGCCATTATGAAGGAGGTGAGACAAATGAGTAAGAAATCGAACATTTGGAAGATTCTTGGCATGACAGGAATGATATTTGGCTTTCTTGGCACAATGATGCAGGGATACGCTGAAGACAAGGAGCTGGATGCCAAAATCAACGAAGCGGTTGACAAGAAGCTCACCGAGAGCAACCGGACTGAGGGGCAGTGATGCCTCTCTTTCTTTTTGATATTTGGCGATAACGCGAAAAAATCTCTCTGCATTATGGAAGGAATCCACAAATTGAAAGGAGATTTTATTATGTACGAATACGATAAGGACTTCTGGAGAGCAATCGACGAACTGACATGGAATCAGGTGAAACGGTGTGCGAAAATGGTGGTCGATACTCTGATCGGAGTGATGATCACGATTGGCGTGCAGCCGGTTCGACTGTATGAGTACGTTCGGTATCGTTGGTCGCATCGAGACGAAGTGAAAATCGAATGCGAGGCAAATGAACGCTTCGAACATTTGAAGGTTAGTGGACACATCTGATAGACGAGAGTCGTGGCAAAAAGCTGCGGCTCTTTCTTTTATATTTTCTGGAGGTATGAAAAATGAAACTCAAAGCACTGGCAAATGCGCTCTTGGCGGGTGCGAAAAAGCACAGCCCGGAGATCCTTATTGGTCTGGGCATCACAGGAGCGGCATCTTCTGTGATATTTGCAGTCAAGGCGACCCCGAAAGCAATGATCCTGCTCGACCAGAAAAAGCAGGAACTGGGCGTTGAGAAGCTGGAGGCAAAGGAAATCATCAAAACGGCAGCACCGGTTTATATTCCGACTGCCGTCAGTTTTGGCGTGAGCGTGGCATGCATCATTGGTGCCAGCAGCGTGAATGCACGCAGGAATGCTGCATTGACTGCCGCGTACACCCTGAGCGAGAGCACACTGCGCACATACCGGGACAAAGTGCTGGAGACCGTGGGCGAGGACAAGGAACGCGAGATCCGACAGGCAGCGGCCATTGAACAGCAGCAGAAGACACCGGAGGCTCAGACTGTTGTTGTGAACAATGCAGCTGGACAGCTCAAGTGCTTCGACTCACTCAGCGGAAGATATTTTACGGCAACTAAAAACCAGATCGACAAGGCGGTCAACGAGTTCAACCGTCAGCTGCGGGATGACATGCGGATCAGCCTGAATGAATGGTATGATCTCGTTGGCCTGGACCAGAACAAGCTTGGCGACATGCTCGGCTGGGACATCGACCGCGGGTACATCGAAACCTGCTATGCATCCCGGCTGGATGAGGAAGGCATGCCGTGCCTTGTCGTGAATTATGTGGAGCCTCCGCACTACATTGGCGTGTGAGACGCGAAAAATTCACTCTGCTTTATGGAACCAAGAAGGTTCACATTAAGAACAAATCTTGAAAGGAGATTTTATTATGGACGAAATGAACAACATGAACGAGGTTACTACCGAGGAGACTTCTAATGAGATGGCTCCCGTGGTTACGGAGAACAATGAGGTGAAACCTGAGGAGAACAACTCTGGTATCAACACCTGGGCGGGCGTTGCCGCTGCTGTTGGTGTGTTGACGATCGGTGCAATGGCCACCGGTATCGCAAAGCACATGGCAAAGGCAAAGACCGAACCCAAGGTTGAGAAGGAGAAGAAGCCGAAGAAGCACTTCCATCTTCGTAAGCCGTGGGAGATCACGGAAGACGAACCGGATGTGATTGACGCAGAGTTCAATGACGTTACGGAAGAACCTGAAAAGGAAGAAAACTAATGTGAAAGGTTCAGGCGAGAGCCGTGGAGAAATCTGCGGCTCTTACCTTTTTATTTTGAAGGGAGAACCCCAATGGCCGAAATTAAATTACCCACGAACTCGATCACTTCCGGCAATGCGGAAAAGCATGAAAAGAAGTTTGAAAAAGTGACCACCGGCAAGGTCGTGACGAAGGAGAAAAATGATATTCAGAAGGTGGCCTCCATGTTCATCGCTGAAGACCTGAAGACCGTGCGCGATCATATTGTCAAGGATGTGGCAGTGCCGAAACTGCGAGACTTCTTTGCCGACCTGATGATCGCGACCGTCAACATGATATTTCATGGCGACGATCGTCCGCGCAATAACTACAGCAACTACGCCCAGCCGAGCAGAGTGTCATACAATCGGTATTCTGATAACCGGAATTCCAACACGAATCGTCCGGTAGTAGCACAGATCAACTATCAGGATATTATTTTCTCGTCCCGTGGTGACGCAGATGAAGTGCTTGGACAGATGAACGATGCCGTGGCAACATATGGCAGCGTATCCGTGGCCGACTTCTATGATCTGGTGGGTATGACCTCGAACTACACAGATAACAAATATGGCTGGTACGACTTGCGTACTGCATACATCCAGGGCGTTAGCGGCGGGTATGTCATCCGTCTGCCGAAGCCTGTTGCTCTGAACAATTGAGAAAGGAAAGATATTTATGAAAATCAATGAAATGATGTCGAATGTCGGTCGTTTTGCCGCAAAAGCAAAGTATAAGCTTGGCAAGCACAGCCCGGAAATCCTGATGGTATGCGGTGCTGTTGGTGCTGTGACCAGTGCAGTCATGGCCTGCAAAGCAACTCTGAAGGTCAATGATATTCTGGCTGCCCATCAGTCCAGTGTTGCAACCATCCACGATGTGCAGGATGGCAAGGCTGCAATCAAGGAAGGTGCAGAGTATACCGAAGAAGATGTCAAGAAGGACCTGACCACTGTTTACGTCCAGACCGGTATGAAGCTCGTGAAGCTGTATGCACCGGCTGTTATTCTGGGCACGCTGTCTCTCGGCTGCATGGTTGGCTCAAACCACATTCTGCAGAAGCGCAATGCGGCTCTGACTGCAGCTTATGTTACGCTGGACAAGGCGTTCAATGAGTACAAAGGCAGGGTGTCGGAACGCTTTGGCGAGCGTGTGCAGCATGAGATCGAGCATGGCGTGAAGGCGGTCGAAGTGGAGTCCAAAGTCGTCAATGAGTATGGTACCGAGGAAACTGTCAAATCCTATGAAGATGAGATCGATGGAGTGCACTCTCCGTATGACCTGATTTTCGATGAGATGATTGACAATTGGGAGCCTGACGCTCAGATCAACAAGAACTTCCTGAGCATGGTTCAGACCCACGCGAGCAACCAGCTGCGCACTCGTGGCTATCTGTTCCTGAACGAAGTCTACCGCATGATCGGCAAGTACAACAACGGCCAGCAGATCTACACTCCGCAGGGTCAGATCGTTGGCTGGCTCTATGATCCGAACAATGAGTCGCTGCAGAACTGCGTGAAGTTCGGTCTGGATAAGATGCAGGGTGACCGTTCTGTTGTGCTGCACTTCAACATCGACGGTCCCATCATCGACAAGATCTGATTGATATTTTAGGAGGATTCGCTATGACCAGAGTCGTAAGAACTTTGTCTTATGTGTTCGCTGCCATGGCCGGAGTCTGCTTCGTCTCTGGTCTGGCTGTCCTTTCTGAGTGAGGGATATTTGTATGAGCAGTTTGGAAAACATGTTCCTGTTTCTGGACTACCTGACCGATACCCAGCGAAAAAGACATATTGTTGGCGGAGTCCTGATGAGTGTGTCTCTCTTTTTCGGAGGACTTGCGTTCACCATGATGACTGTCAAAGAAGGAGATTCCAATGAAAAACTGGATTCGTGATATTTTACTTGTTGGCGCTGGCTTTGCGGCTGGCGCTTATTTCATGCATGTCCGGATGCGTGAGGAGTACCAGAAGTTTGCTGATGCTCAGATCGAAGATGTCCGTGAGCATTACAAGAAAAAAGAGCAGACCATTGATGAGCAGGTCAAAGCAGAAGCTCAGAAGCAGGCTGTTGATCTGATTTCAGGTCCGTATCGTCAGGGAAGTGACCCGGAAAAGCCTGACAAAGCGCCCTTTGAGCCTATCGAGATCATCGAACCGGATGAATTCGGCTGCGATGACGACTACGAGACCAGTTTTCTGACCCTGTATGCAGATGGTGTGCTGGCATACGACAGCGACGGCAGCAAGGTGGATGACGTTGAAGCGGTCGTCGGCCAAAAGGCGCTGGATTCTATCGGCAAGTTCATGCCTGACGGTATCCATGTCCGCAACCACACCTATCACAAGGACTTTGAAGTGGTAAAGGCGCTCCAGAACTATGCAGACGTATATCGGGAGCGGGGAGAGGAGGACTATGACGATTAACGAGATGAAAGCCGGCATCGAAAAAAGATATTTCGAGTGGCTTTACGAGCTGGTTTGCGGAAAGTGGGAGCCGAGAAATCTCTCTTTTCGTAGACTGCTGACCTTTCTGTATGACACGCAGTTCGTCCCGGGCAATGAAATGGACTGTAATCGTGCGGTAGATGGGGAAAATCTGCGGGGGCGTTTTGCTGCTGAATGCAATGATATTCCCGGAGCTATCCCGGAGAACAACGTGTCTGTGACTTTTCAAGGCAAGCCTTGCAATATGCTCGAAATGATGGTTGCGTTGGCCCTTCGCTGCGAAGAAACCATCATGGAAGATGCAGATATTGGCAACCGGACTGGGCAGTGGTTCTGGAGCATGATCGTCAGTCTCGGTCTGGCTTCCATGGATGACAACCGATTCCATCAGAGCAGGGCAGAGTTCGTGATCGAGCGCTTCCGCCGCAGAGACTATCAGCCGAATGGGGCCGGTGGCCTGTTCACGTTGCAGAACCCAAAAGAAGACATGCGTACGCTGGATATTTGGTATCAGATGATGGCGTACCTGAATGAAAATGATATTTGAGGAGGATTTTGTTATGGAAACCAATATTTACTATCAGCTCGCCCAGACCGAATGTGTGCTCGACCGTTACAAGGCAAAGCTGTTCAAGAAGAACCTGCTGCTGGCCGGGATGGCCGTGCTCGTTTACATGTCGGCGAAGGCTCTGACCGTTGCAACCAAGAAGGTTGTCGAGGTTCAGAAGGAACGCGACGAACTGGCCGAAAAGCACGACAAAGTCCTGTACGAACTGAACCAGATGAAGAAGACCAACGATTGATATTTACCTCGAAGAAAGGAGGAAATTGATTGCCAATGATTGATTTCCTTTTCATTGCCCGCAGGACGGGTAAACACGGGGTGATTGAGATCTATCCCAAACTTATCATCAAGCATTCGAAGGACTTGATGATTCGCGGCGGGGACTTTTACGCAATTTGGCTAGAAGAACGCGGTCTCTGGTCTACGGACGAACAGGACGCGCTTCAGCTCATTGACCGGGAGTTGGACAATTATGCAGAGACCCATAAGGCAGACTTTGACAACTATCGGGTGCTGCACATGTGGGACGCAGAATCCGGCATGATTGATATTTGGCACCGGTATTGCCAGCGTCAGATGCGGGATTCATTCGTTATGCTTGACGAGAAATTGATATTTTCCAACACCGAGGTGAAGAAGGAAGACTATGCATCGAAGCGCCTTCCGTATCCGCTGGAGCAGGGAAGCATCAAAGCATGGGATGAGCTGATGAGCGTTCTGTATGCGCCGGATGAGCGGATGAAGATTGAGTGGGCCATCGGGGCCATCGTGAACGGGGATTCGAAGAAGATTCAGAAATTTATGGTGATGTATGGTGCGCCGGGTACGGGTAAATCGACGGTCATCAACATCATTCAGAAGCTGTTCGCTGGATATTACTCGGCCTTTGATGCGAAGGTGCTGGGCTCATCTTCGAATGCCTTTGCGCTGGAAGCCTTCAAAGCGAACCCTCTGATTGCAATCCAGCACGATGGCGATCTGAGCCGCATCGAAGACAACACCCGAATCAACTCGCTAGTCTCTCATGAGTCCATGACAGTCAACGAGAAGTTCAAGTCTGCGTATGAAAACCGCTTCAAGTGCTTCCTCATCCTCGGTACCAACAACCCGGTACGCATCACCAACGCGAAGTCGGGTATTGTTCGGCGTCTGATCGATGTGGAGCCCACTGGCAATAAGGTGCCTGCCAAGAAGTACGAGGAACTGGTCTCGCAGATTGACTTTGAGCTGGGTGCTATTGCATGGTACTGTCGTAATGTCTACGAGAATAACAAACATGCCTATGACGATTATATTCCCATCCGCATGTTGAGCGCTTCCAATGACATGTATAACTTTATGGAAGACAGCTACTATGTCTTCAAGAAAGAGGATGGCGTGTCATTGCAGGTCGCATGGGAGATGTACAAGAACTTCTGTACAAACACCAACGTGCCCTATATGAGTTCCCGGCGAGTATTCAAGGAAGAACTGATGAACTACTTCCGCGATTACAAGGAGCGGGTCAACACGGACAGTGGCGAGCGCATCCGAAGCTACTACAGCGGTTTCAAGACGGAAAAGTTCGAGAAGAAATCGGACTTTGGTGCGCCAATCCCCGAAAAGCAGGCATCTTGGATCGACTTTAAGGTGCGGCATTCGGTTCTGGATGATATTTGTAAGGACTGTCCTGCACAATACGCAAAAGAAAACGGCACACCAACCGACTACTGGGAAAACGTAAAGACGAAGCTGTCGGACCTCGATACGAGCAGGCTGCATTATGTCAAGGTGCCCGAGAATCACATCGTCATCGACTTTGATATTCCGGGAGAGGATGGCAAAAAGTCCTTTGAACGAAACCTAGAAGCGGCAAGCAAGTGGCCGAGAACCTATGCAGAACTGAGCAAATCTGGCGCAGGAATCCACCTGCATTATATTTACTCCGGCGATGCATCGAAGCTCAGCAGAATCTACGACGAGCACATCGAGGTCAAGGTCTTTACCGGTAAGAGTTCACTCCGAAGAAAGCTCTCAAAATGCAATGATATTCCGGTAGCGTCCATCAGCTCCGGTTTACCAATGAAGGGAGAAAAAATGGTTAGCACTGATCGTGTCCAGAGCGAAAAAGGACTGCGCATCATGATTATGCGCAATCTGAACAAAGAAATCCATCCCTATACCAAACCGTCCATCGACTTCATCTACAAAATCCTTGAGGACGCCTACAACAGTGACCTCACCTATGATGTGGACGACATGCGCAACGCAATTCTCGGGTTTGCGGCTTCCAGCACGAATCAGGCAGACGCTTGCCTGAAAATCGTATCCAAGATGCACTTCAAGTCCAAAGAGCCTACCGTAGCAGTAACTTATGAAGCACCCATCGTGTTCTTTGACTGTGAGGTGTTCCCGAACCTGCTTCTGGTCAATTGGAAGTTCCAGAGCAAGCCGGACAAGGACGAACCCACAGTCTATCGACTCATCAACCCCAGTGCAGATGATATTGCAAAACTTTCGCAGTATCGGCTGATCGGCTTCAATAACCGTAAGTACGATAACCATATTCTCTATGCCCGTATGATCGGGTGGTCAGTTGAGGCAATTTACAACCTGTCCCAGCAGATCATCAACGACCATACAGGCTTTTTCGGTGAGGCATACAACTTCTCGTATACGGATATTTACGACTTCAGCGCCAAGAAGCAGAGCCTGAAGAAGTTCGAAATCGAGCTCGGCATCCACCATCAGGAACTTGGGCTGCCTTGGGATCAGCCTGTGCCGGAAGAAAAGTGGGAAGAAGTTGCCCGGTATTGCGACAACGATGTTCTGGCGACAGAAGCGGTGTTCAATGCTCGGCAGGCAGACTTCGTTGCCCGGGAAATTCTGGCAGATGTGGCAGGTATGACGGTCAATGACACGACCAACAGTCTGACTACGCGAATCATCTTTGGGAAGGAGAAGCATCCGAGACTGGTTTACACCGACCTTGCAACAGGCGAATCGGATGATCTGGTCGAGGTGGAGCCTGATATTCTCACCAAGAATAACTATCTCAATGCCTTTCCTGGATACGAGTGGGTCAAGGGCGATGATGGCCGGATGCACAATATGTTCCGTGGTACGGATCTGGGCCTCGGCGGCTATGTCTATGCAGAACCCGGCATGTACTGGAATGTGGCTCTGCTGGACGTGGCTTCTCTGCATCCGCACTCTGCTGTCGCCCTTAACTACTTTGGCGAGTACACCAAGAACTTCAATGACTTGATGGATGTTCGTATCTATGTCAAGCACAAGGAGTATGACAAGGCCAAGAAGCTGTTTAACGGCAAACTGGCCAAGTATTTGGACGACCCCAAGCAGGCTAAGGCATTGTCCCAGGCACTGAAAATCGCCATCAACTCCGTGTACGGTCTGACCAGCGCGACCTTCGACAATCCATTCCGCAATCCTAAGAATGGCAACAACATTGTGGCCCTGCGTGGTGCTCTGTTTATGCGTACTTTGCAGGATGAGGTTCAGCAGCGCGGATTCACCGTGGCGCACATCAAGACGGATTCTATCAAGATTCCCGATGCTACGCCAGAAATCATTGACTTCTGCATGAAGTTCGCTCAGCAGTATGGCTATACGTTTGAACATGAGGCTACATACGAGAAGATGTGCCTGGTAAACGATGCAGTGTACATTGCCAAATATTTGGATGCAGACCAGTGTCAGGCTCAATACGGCTATATTCCGGAGAAGAACGGTGAGCACAGCAGGGAATGGACAGCGACCGGCACACAGTTCCAGATTCCGTATGTGTTCAAAGCACTGTTCTCGCATGAGCCGGTGGTATTTGCGGATCTTTGTCAGACCAAGACGGTTTCCAAGGGTGCAATCTATCTGGATAAGAACGAAGACCTGCCCGAAGGCGAGCACAATTATATTTTCGTCGGTCGCGTCGGTTCGTTCTGTCCCATCAAACCCGGATGTGGTGGTGCTGTACTGCTGCGCGAGTCTGGCATTAATGATGTTGGCGAGAAAACCTATGCAGCAGTTGGCGGTTCCAAGGGTTACCGCTGGCTCGAAAGCGAGATGGTTCATGAGCTTCAGATGGAGAAGGACATTGACCGTTCTTACTTTGACAAGATGGCCGATGATGCTGCGGACGCCATTGCGAAATACGGCGACTTTGAATGGTTTGTGGCAGACGATGCCGGTGAACCGCCTTGGCAGAAACCCGACATGCCCTGGAATGATATTCAGGACGAAGCAGCAAGAAATTTTGAGGTGAGATAAATAATGGATTCCATTGAAAGAGCACTGCGCAATCAATTTTATATCGACATGAATCGTCGATTGGGGCTTCCTCAGATCGATTATGACCGTCAGTCCACGGAGCAGGCCAAGAAAAACGATATTGTCCACTTTGGCATGTGCAATGCCTGTATCCGAAAAGTCATCTTCAACGACCCGGCAACCATTGTCCTGTGGTCGGATGGCTCCAAGACCGTTGTGAAGTGTGGGCCTGAGGACAGCTACGACATGGAGAAGGGGCTTGCCATGGCCATTGTGAAGAAGATGGCCGGCAATGATAACCACTTCCATAAGGTCTTTAAGCAATACACCAAGAAGAAAAAGAAGGAACCGGGTTCGGTTGGCTCTATCACGGATATGATGGCCGGTCTGAATCAGGCTGCGGCAATCGCAACTAAGACCGTGCATGAGCTTGCCCATATCGCTGCAAGCAAGGCTGAGCGGGGTGAGTGAACGTGAAGTGCCCCTTTCAAAAATACGAAAGTGAATACTCGGGCGAAAAAGGTCAGTTCATGGATTGCTATGAGAAAAATTGCATGGCATACCGCCCAAAGAAAGAGCTGGCCGGTGGAGCGACACTCGAGGCTGGCTGTCGGCTGATCGATGAGTATGTTGAGCACTCTACACCATTCAACAACTACAACACATTATAAATAAGGTAAGGAGATTGATATTTATGTACCAGAAGCGTCAGAAAGTCAATATCGATGATACCCATTTCATTTTTACTACCAACTTTTCCGGTGACCCTGCCCGCGACCGCTTTGGTTCGGACAAGCGCCGAGTTAACGTTGTGATTCCTACCGTTGAGCAGGCTATGGACATGCGGGCGATGGGCATCAACGTCAAGGAGGCCCACCCGAACCCTAATTACACCTATGATGAGCCGTTTGTGCCGACTTACTATGTCCCGGTCACCGTCAATGTGGACTCCAAGTGGCCGCCGCATGTCTACTGGATCACTCTGCAGGGCAAGCGCCTGTTGTGTACGCCTGAGACCATTGGCCAGCTGGACTTTATCCGCGTTAAGAACGTCTGCTGCCAGGCAAATCTCGTGGAGAAACGCAATGCTCCTGGCGAGTTTACGCTGTATGCGGACGTGATGTACGTGGAGCAGGACGAGGACGCCGATCCGTACGCAGAGCGCTATACGCACCGCGATGCTGCACCCGACGCAGATATGGCTGAGCCCAACGATATGCCGTACTAAGGAGGAGCATATGAAGAAACTGTTTATCAGTGTTCCTATGCGCAACCGCACGGAATACGACATCAAAGCATCCATGGAGCAGATGCACAAGATTGCAGAGGCTGTCTTTGGCGAAGAACTGGAGGTCATCCCGACTTATTTTAAGGATGACCCTCCTGAGAATACCAATATGGCTCTTTGGTATCTCGGCGAGAGCATCAAGAAACTGTCGGAAGCAGACCGCTTTATCGGCATTTATGATGCAGAGAAGGAGTACGATGGCTGCATCATTGAAAACCATACTGCAAAACTCTATGGCGTACCGCAGTATCTTGTTGATATCAAGTATATTGCACCCGATGTCATGGAAGCGCGCGATTCTTTGTGGAAGTAAATGATATTTCCGAGTGCCGAGGTCAGTCCTTGGTTGAATGTCCAGCCGGTGAGTGCCCACGTCGCAAATGGCGTTCTCAGAGGAAACGGCTCGGTTTTATATTTTGGACGCGAAATATTCGACCTCTATTACGGAGGTGATTGATATGACGATTGTTTTAATACATGTCATGACGGTTGATAAGTACATCGGAACGGAATTGTTTTCCGACATACGCGATGCGCGCAAATTCAAAGAGGAGATGCGCCATAAGTATGGTGAGAAATACAAATTCCGAGAGATGGTAAGAAACCTGAATGATGATTACAACGATCACATATTGAACTGGTATTAAGCGAGAGAGCTGTAGAGAAATCTACGGCTCTTTTATTTTGGGTCAGTAGCTTAGTCAGGTTAAAAGCCGGCAGCTCATAACTGCTCGATCGCGGGTTCAAATCCTGCCTGACCCACCATGGCGCTATGCCTATTACAATAATGTAAGGAGAAAACATTATGGACGAACTGAAAGTGAAAGAAATCGTGGATTATATGGTTGAGCATGGCACTGAGAGCACCCACTATGGCAACTGGATTTTCGGTGTGGAGGATGATCTTGCCGCGTTCTCGGAGATGTCCAATGAGTGGCTGATGGAGCACTACAATGATATCCATGACGAGCTCATTGGCCGCGAAGAGGTTGCAGCTGTGGATGAGGATATGGAGAAGGGCGTGCATCTCTTCAGCATCTACTTCTACACCAGCTTCTGCCCGAACTTGTGTGAGGAGTAATTATATGACCGTTTATGAAGCACTTACTGAAGCCCAGCACCGGATTATTCGGGAGGGTATGAAGGATAAGAGTCGAACCCTTGACAAAGAACTCGAAGACCTTGATACGATTGCTGAACTCACCTTGCTGAAGATGAAATACAAACCGGTTAACGCGAAAAAATCTTAGTCCTTTATGAAAGGAGATGGTTTGGATGACCAGACAGGTTTATATTTATGGACTTGGTGGAGCAGACAAAATGTACAAGGTGTTGGCTTACCATTTCATTACGGAGGAAGATATTACGATTACCAACATCGTATATCAGGCTTCTATGCTGAAGGCGAGGAACCCCAGCGTAGAGACAGTATACGCGATTGATAATTATCCTGGACTGCGGAGTGATTGTAAGGCGAGCATGTACAAGAGTACAATTGAAAACTGTGCCATTTTCAAGAACATACTGGAGATGCAAGGAGTTCAAATCTACTGACAAAGCGAGGAGCTGCAGAGAAATCTGCGGCTCTTTTCTTTTTATGGAGGTACTGCTATGGCATACAGATATCGAGTCTGGAAAGTTTTTGAGTATCGGGGCGAAGAAATATTCGCGTACACTTTGCCGGATGAATCCCCTGAGGAGGAAGAAGCAACGATTAGACTGCTTGCATATGAGCGTCGATGCAGGCCGGAGTCGATTCATATTCACAAAGAAATGAGGCGAACATTTTGGCAGGAGTAAAACTCTATGACTACCAGTTGGATGCGGTCAACCGGATGAAAAACGGCGGCATTCTGTGCGGTGGCGTGGGCAGTGGTAAAAGTCGGACGGGTCTGGCGTACTACTACATCAAAAATGGAGGACAGGTCAACACCAAACGCTATGTAAAGATGCATGACCCTCCGCAGGATTTGTACATCATCACAACGGCACGCAAGCGAGACACCCTTGAGTGGGAAGAAGAAATGATTCCTTTCATGATGACAACGGACGAGAGTGTTCGAATGTATAAGCATAAGGTCGTGGTGGATTCCTGGAACAATGTTCACAAGTATATTGGAGCGAAAGACGCCTTCTTTATATTTGACGAACAGCGTGTCGTTGGAGATGGACAGTGGGTGAAGTCATTTCTGAAAATCACGAAGGAAAACGATTGGATTCTCCTGAGTGCTACTCCGGGCGACTGCTGGACAGATTATATTCCCGTGTTTGTTGCGAACGGGTTTTATAAAAATCGGACGCAGTTCAAAAATGAGCATATTGTCTACTCGCGATTTTCAAAGTTTCCGAAAATCGACAGATACATCAACACTGGAAGACTTGTGCGATTACGTGACAGGATTCTGGTGGATATGGACTTCAAGCGGCCGACGATACCCCACCATGAGACGGTCTATGTGGACTTTGACAAGATGAAGTATAAGAAAATCCATAAATCACGCTGGAATCCTTATGAGAACCGACCCATCGAAACTGCAAGCGAGTTTTGTTATCTGTTGCGGAAGCTTGTAAACACAGACCCGAGCAGACAGCAAGAGGTGCTTGATATTTGCATGACACATCCGAGAGTCATCATCTTCTATAACTTCGACTATGAGCTGGATATTCTCATGAACCTGCCATACGACAATGGTGTGGAAGTTGCTCAATGGAATGGCCATAAGCATCAGCCGATTCCGGAAGGAAAGCAGTGGGTATATTTGGTTCAGTACAATGCAGGGGCAGAAGGCTGGAACTGCATCAAAACGGACACCATTATATTTTACTCACAGAACTACTCCTATAAGGTCATGGAGCAGGCGTCTGGGCGCATTGACCGCTTAAATACACCGTATACAGATTTGTGGTTTTATCATCTGAAGTCTCGGGCGGGTATTGACTTGGCAATTGGGCGAGCACTGAACGACAAAAAGAAATTCAATGAAAGAAAGTTTTATGGAGAGTGATATTTATGTGCAATCCGTCGAAGAAGACGATTAAGCGAATCGAACGGATGTTGGAGAGCAGGTGCAAGAAAATCAAGAAGTTTGAACCGTCTCGCCAGAATTCCACGACGGCCAACTATATGAATAAGGAGCCGACAGAACCGGGATTTCAGGGAGTTCTTCAGATTCGCGGACTGGGGCAATTCATCGGTGTAGAGCTTACGAAGAAGCGGGAAGATACCTATACATATGGCTGGTTCTATATTCGCTCGCCTGAGCAGATTTGGGGGATTTTAAGATGAAAGCATCGGAAGAATTGGCAAAGATTTCTTTGGAAATACTTGATTATGCAAATGTAGACCCACTTGCTAACCAAGTCGTTACACGAGCTAACGCCGATCCAGAATTCATGCATTTTATTGGCCTGACATGTAGAGCGGCGATGCTTATTGAAAAAATGGAGAAAGAGAGGAAAAGCAAATGATTAAAGATTCTGGAGATCGCACGGAATTCGAAACCGGTGCCAAACGTGACATGCACGCAGGAAAGGGTAGGATGGACCTTCTGCCTTGGTACGGCATCATGGAGGTCAGCAAGCACTGCGAGGAAGGTGCCCTGAAGTACGGCGAGCACAACGTGGACAAGGGCATCCCTCTGCATTCGCTGCTGGACAGTGCTGCTCGGCATCTGGCGAAGTACATGGTCGGTATGGATGATGAGGACCACCTGCGCGCTGCCTGCTGGAACTTGCTCTGGGCTTTGAATCAGCGGGAGACGCACCCGGAGTTGGATGATCGTTATGAGATCAAGATGAAAGAAGCATTGGAGGATGAGTCGCTTATCACACTTGTCTGTAGTTCCTGTGGTATGCATTTTGAAGCGCCGACCGAGTGGTGGGTCCGCAAAAGATCACAGTATACCAATATTCCAGACGGAGCGATGACGACTTGCCCTCATTGTGGGAATGTAACAATCGTTCGGGAGGTAAAATCCGATGAATGATTGGATGCGCGAAGTGGACTATGCGACCTACTGCCCGAAGTGCAAGAACTTCAAGGTGCTGGAGACAGACGAGCCGTGCAACGAGTGCCTGACGGAGTGTGCGCGGGAAGGCAGCAAGAAGCCTGTGAAGTTTGAAGAGAAGACGCGAAAATAACGGACTCCTTTATGAGATGATTAGTCTCAAAATTATATTTTGGAGGTACGAACTATGATTGTTCTGAACATCAAATGCAAGAATCATGAGGAAATGGCTAAATTTCGTGACCGTATGTGCGAAGCTTTGGTTGGCTCACCTGCATTCATCAAGAATGAAATTGCAGTGTGTGACTTTACAGACCTTGATAAGGCGTTTTCGGTATTTATTGGCAATTCCAATGACCATGATGTGGAATATGACTTAGTAGATAAAGATTTTATGGAACGATAATACGAACTAATCATTAAGGCATTGAGCCGTGGAGAAATCTGCGGCTCTTTATTTTTATCATTGAAGGAGATGCTTGTATGCAACGCATGAACATTAAATGCTGCCATTGTGGGGACTATACCCCATTTATCACAGAGGAGAACATTGAAGTTATTCCTCAAGTTAATCTCACAAGAACCGATATGGATATTTTGGGCAATATCGCCGAGACATTGGCGGAATGCGGTTGCTTCGGTGCGCGTGATTTCTTACGCCGGGTTCAGAGTGAAGTGACCAAAATTGTAGAGTATCAGGAGGAATGGTGAACGTTAAATGATATTTACTGAAGAGGATTTGAACTCGCTGAATGCTATTGCTAGACTATTGGCGTCATTCGGGTGTGATAGTCGGGCTGGCTGTGTGCTTTATATTCAGCATAAAATCGCAAAGTCCACGGAGGCTGACGAAAGGAAATGCAGAAATGAGAAACATGTCTAGGAAAACCTGGAAACTCCGGGTACGAAACCACATGACCGAGATGCAGAAACTGGATATTCTGCTGGAGCACGCTAAGGTTCCGCATACTTATGGACGCCGTTGGCCAGAGATGGACAGACCGGACAATCAGGAGTTTCTTCCTGGCGGACGGCATGATGGTGGTGAGCAGATCGTTGTTTACGACGCTGGTGGAAACCGTATCTGGGACGGTGTATGGGGCTGGGGTTCCTATGGCTTCGAGCAGGGGCTTATCGAGGTGATGGGTACGCAACTACTTGGCCATGATGATGTTGAGGGCTGGCTCACGGCTCGTCAGGTTACAAAGATGTGGAGGTGCGGAAATGCTGCGAAAAATCGTTGAATTCATCAAAAAGATATTCCGCATGGAGCCAATCCCGACAACGGTTAATACCCTGCGGGAGGCTTTGCAGTCCTTGGAGGTGGCTCGGAACCACTTTGAGAACTGCGACCCGGAATTTGTGGATGCAGCCATTTTTGAGCTGAACGCTGCGGAGTGCCGGGTGGATGCTGTGAGGAGGTGTAAAACGTGAGCGGACTATACGATCAAATAATAAATGATTTTTTGCAAGAGCACAATGTGACCGAGAAGGAACGTTTTAGAGAATGGATGATGTACTATTATGTTGCAAATGAACTTTCGCTAAACCAATTGAAAACGCTATTGAAGACTGAATGGAAGAAGATTCTAAAAGAATTCATGGGAGACGAGTAATAATGAAACCTGATGTTTGGCATAAGCTCGGTGTGTTCCTTGGACATGTGTTTGGAACGACCGTTGTTATTTGCGCGTGGGCTATTGTTATTGCATTCACGCTGAAACTGCTGTGGTTTATCTGGTTTAGGATTTTGCTATGAGGTACACCAGATGGATAACTTTGAGCACTTTTCCAGAGCATTGAGCGCAATGGCCAAGGCTGGAGCGTACAGTGCAAGAGATATTCGGGACTACATGGCCGGCCATGATACTCATGCTGAGGAAGAAATTCTGTATGCAGACTACATTCCGTTTGATGCAAGCTCTGAAATTAACAGGATACTTATTGACAGCATACAAATGCAAGACCCGTATACTGCTTGGAACAGAGCACAAGAGTATGAGCATTTTCGTCAGGAACAGGAAAAACATCAAAGGATTTTGAACAGCTGGCCTTACCGTCTGGTTGCTTTTTTGAACGAACTAATTGACGCTATTTTGAATGACATTGATATTATGGGGGACTTTTTATGAAAATCATTGAACCTAAGTACGAAATCCTCACCGAGATCTCTGATGGTGGCATCAAGGAGCTCCAGCAGATCGAGCGGGTGGCGCGGGTATGCTATAAGAGCGAAGACAAGATTACGCCGGATGGCGAGTCGGCGAAGAAGCTGGTGGGCTTTCTGGTGAAGCAGGGGCATGAGGCTATGCTGGAGCATTCCCAGCTGAGCGTGCTGTTTACCTGCGACCGTGGTGTGGCGAACGAGCTGGTGCGGCATCGCATTGCGAGCTTTGCACAGGAGAGCACGCGGTACTGCAATTACTCGAAGGAGAAGCTTGGCGGGGAGCTGAGCTTTGTGAAGCCGAGTTATATTTTGGAGGGCACGCCGGAATGGTCGGCATGGGGCGCTGTATGTCATAGAGCGGAGGACGTATATCTGTATATGATTAACAGGGGTAAGATGCGTCCCGAACAGGCCCGTTGTGTGCTACCTTTGAGCCTGAAGACCGAGATCGTGGTCACTGCAAACTACCGTGAGTGGCGCAACATTTTCAAACTGCGTACTCCTGTTGCAGCTCACCCGCAGATGCGCGAACTCATGTGTCCGCTGCTGCTCGAACTGCAGAAGAAGATCCCGGTGGTATTTGATGATATTTACACGTTCTGGCCGAGGGATGACCAGACTAGAAAGGAAAGTGTGGAGGAGTAAGCATGAAAGAAATTGATGAAAGATATGTTGCCGCACTTGATGAGTTCGGTTTTGGAATGTTCCGAACTAAAGCCGGTGTAAATCTTCACCATAGTACCTCAACAGAAACGTTTAGGGTCGTTCTTAATGGCGAGGACTTTGTGGATATGCTGGTAAGCTATGCAGAAACGTTTGACCCGAATACCTATGTGTCCTTGATGGTAAAAAGTCATTCGTCAACGCAGGATATTTCGGCAATGCTCAAGAACGCCCAGGAAATTCAGATGCTTCTTCTGCGGCTTGCCATTAAGCTTGTAAAAATCAGCAAAGAAGTGGAAGTGAGTTCATGATAAGATTTCTGCTTGTCGCTTTGATGTGCTGCCTGTACGCGCACGCATTTATGAGTGGCTTTAAGATTGGCGTCCGCACTAGACGAGAGGGTAAAATCGTGCATGTGACTGTGCCTGGGAAAGATATTCTAAAGAGTTTCCTTGTTCTGGGATGCGGGATTTTTACGGCATTTACGGTGCGACTTTGAAAGGAGGTGATCGAATGAGAGCTCGGACACGCGATTTTCTGAGATCACTCAACATTGGGCCGTGGCTGATTGGCTTCAATATGCTTGGTGACGCAATTGATGCAGCAGAGGGGCAGCATTCGGGAGGGCTGATCGGATGCTATGACTACCTTAGCGGCAAATACGGACGAGATAGGAAACGTCTTGACGATGATATTCGCAGAGCGGTTGGCATCGCATGGCGTGAGCAGTGTCATGTCATGGAAAAAGTGATGGGCAGACCCTTGAATAGACCGCCTTCGCCGAAAGATTTCATTTATGCGGCGGCCGAATATTTGAATCAAATTGAAGAAGAGGAGATGATGAACTGATGAAAATTGGCATTGACAGCAGCTAGAATTTAGCTGAAAAGAGGCGTCAGCGAATTGTTCGACGTCTTTTTTCTTTGCCCACTTTTGAAATTCGTGCCCACTTTTTTCTGGGTAAAGTCGTGTCAGAAGCGTGAAATTCTATTCTAGGTTAGAAAATCGGGCATTTTGTTAACAAAACTTTCACAATTTCTGGCCATTTGCCCACTTTCTGCCCACTTTTAAAATCAAAAGTGGGCACGATTTTTAAACAAAATATTGCGTAAATACGCTATATTTTTGAAGAAAAATGCCTTTCTGCCCAAAAACCCACTTTTATTTCTATTTACACTATAAAAAAATAAAAATATTATATATAGTTAAGAGAAAAAAGTGGGCAAGTGGGCAGAGCCAAAATTTACGAAAAGTTCAAGGCGAAAAACTTGTAAGAACCCGACCAGCGTTGTATACTCGAGACGACCGTTGTACACACCGATTAGATGCTTATGAGGTAATAAAGATGGCTTATATGAACCGCTTTATCAACGACGATGGCTTTGAAGAATGGACCGCTACGGACGCTGCCGGAAATCCTGTGACCTGCTATGCAAACGAATTCGTAGAATTGCATACGAAGATTCCTGTGTGCGAATGTGGTCGGCCAATGACCGAAGACGTGCAGGGTTACTGGACCTGCCGGGCGTGTGACATTACAAAGACGGAAGATGAGATCAATCATCCGATAAGCTTGGATGAGTATGAGACATCAAACCTCGAACTTAGCGAAGACTATGGAAAGTTTGAGTACGACGATGGGCGAATGCTGGAGGCGGGCGTGCCCGATTGGTACTTATTCTTCTATCGGCATCGACCCGCATGATATTTTAGAGCGAAGACCTTGGAAAAATCCGAGGTCTTTTTCTTTTACAGCCCAAATTTCCGTTTTTATCCGTTTATACCCGTTTTGGGCTGTTTTGACCCGCGTGAAAAATACTGCCCCTTTTATGGAGAGGAGAGAGTGCGTCCCAAACGTGCTACTCCTCTTTCTTTTTGGAGGAGATTTTATGCTGGAAAACCGATTCAAGACAAACCTGGTAAGAGAACTCAAAGAGCGCTTTCCAGGCTGCATCGTCCTGCACATTGATCCGAACGAGATTCAGGGAATGCCTGATCTCTTGGTTTTGTATCGTGACAGGTGGGCAGCACTCGAAGGCAAGCGTTCTTTGAATGCACCTCATCGACCAAATCAGGATTACTATGTGAACCTGATGAATCAGATGAGCTATGCGGCGTTCATTTACCCGGAAAATAAGGAGGAGATTCTGAATGACCTTCAACGATCATTCGCGTCTGAGAGGACAGCACGCTTTTCTCAGCGCTAGTAAGTATAGCTGGATCAATTATGATCCCGACAAACTTGCCGTTGTCTATACGAACTTTATGGCCACACAGAAAGGCACCGAACTGCACGAGTTCGCAGCAAAGTGCATCGAACTTGGCCAAAAGCTTCCCCGTTCAAAGAAAACCCTGAATAATTACGTCAACGATGCTATTGGCTTCCGTATGACGCCTGAGCAGGTTCTCTATTATTCTGACAACTGTTTCGGAACGGCAGACTCCATCTGCTTCCGAGATGATATTCTTCGTATCCACGATCTCAAGACCGGAATGATTCCGGCGCACATGGAACAACTGCTGATTTATGACGCACTGTTCTGCCTCGAATATCGAATCAAGCCCGAGAAAATCCAGATCGAGAACCGCATCTACCAGTCCGATGATATTCTCATCGCGAATCCTGGCCCTGATGACATCAATCCGATTATGGACAAAATTCGTGAGTTTGATCCGATCATTGCAAAGCTGAGAATGGGAGTGTGCTGATATGATGAACCCGGTTGAGAAAGATTTGAAGAACTACTTTGGCATCGAGTATGGCGGCGAAGGCGATACACTGGAGCATTATGGCACAAAACGTCATTCTGGCCGCTATCCGTGGGGCAGCGGTGAGACCCCGTATCAGCATTCTGGCGACTTCCTGTCTCGCGTAGATCAGCTGAAGAATAAAGGTATGGTGGAAGGCGAAATCCTCGATGCTATCAACAGCACCCTGCCCGACGATTATAAGCTCGGAGCCACAGAGTTCCGTGTTGCCAAAACCAAAGCTGGTCATGACCGCAAGGCGCAGCAGTGGGACGACATCCAGAAGCTGAAGAAGGAAAACCCTGACATGGGCTGGACTGAGATCGGCCAGAAGCTCGGCCTTCCGGAATCCACCGTTCGCTCTATGTATAAGAACGGTGTCGGCACCAAGAAAGATCAAGCCGAGAAGATTGCTGAAACCTTGAAGAAGGAAGTAGACAAGAAGGGCATGGTTGATGTGTCAGAAGGCACAAATCTGGTTCTCGGTGTATCGGAAGGTAAGATGGATGAAGCCATTTATATTCTGGAAGCAGAGCATGGCTACAAGCGCTATGGCGTCGGCATCAAGCAGCCCACCAACTTCCGTCAGCAGACCAACATCACTGTTCTGGCAAAGCCGGAATATGACCAGAGTTATGCCTATAAGCATCAGGGTGACATCCAGTCTCTGGGCGACTATCATTCTGATGATGGTGGCAGTTCATTTCGCCAGTTGCAGCCTCCTTCGAGTTTAGACTCAAAGCGTGTTGCCGTTCGCTATGGCGATGAAGGCGGTCTTGCAAAGGACGGCGTCATGGAGATTCGCCGTGGTGTGCCTGATCTGGATTTGGGCAATTCCCATTATGCTCAGGTTCGTATCATGGTGGACAACAGCCACTATCTGAAGGGCATGGCCATGTATTCCGACAATATGCCGGATGGTGTGGACATTGTGTTCAACACGAACAAACCTTCTGGTACGCCTAAGATGAAGGTCTTCAAGGAAATCAAGAACGACCCGGGCAATCCGTTTGGCGCAGCCATTACTGCTGAAGGTCAGAGCACTTATGCTGGCAAAGATGGTAAAGAGCATCTTTCTCCCATCAACAAACTGAAGTGGGAAGGCGACTGGGACGATATGTCCAAGAGCGTTTCATCTCAGTTTCTTTCTAAGCAGCCCCTTCCGCTGATTAAGAAGCAGCTTGATCTCACCATGGCCGATTATAAGGCTGAGTACGACGAGATCATGCACTACACGAACCCGACCGTCAAGAAAAAGATGCTGATGGACTTCGCGGAGAAGTGCGATGGCACATCCATGACGCTGAAGGCATCGGCATTTCCCGGTCAGGCAACGAAAGTCATCCTTCCTCTGGACAAGATTAAGGAGACTGAAGCTTACTGCCCTACATATGAGAATGGTACCCAGCTTGCGTTGGTTCGCTATCCTCATGCAGGTACCTTTGAGATTCCGATTGTCACGGTAAACAACAAGAATGCCAGTGGCAAAGCAAATCTCGGTAATGTCCGCGATGCAATCGGTATCAGTTCCAAGGTTGCTGAACGCCTATCGGGTGCGGACTTCGACGGCGACACCGTTATGGCTATCCCGATGAGCGATAAGGTGCGCATCAACTCTACTGATCCACTGCCTGGACTGAAAAACTTCGATCCGAAGACGGCCTATGCTGTTCCGGAAGGCAACCCGAACAACGTGCGTCTGATGAAGAAGGATGAGAAGCAGAAAGAGATGGGTATCATCTCCAATCTCATTACTGACATGACACTGCGCGGAGCACCGACCGAAGATTTGGAGCGTGCAGTGCGCCACTCAATGGTCGTTATTGATGCGGAGAAGCACAAGCTGGATTACAAGCGCTCCGAGAAAGAGAACGGTATCCAGGAGCTGAAGCGTAAGTACCAGATTCGTACTGAGGAAGACGGCACCGAGAAGTATGGTGGCGCATCCACCCTGTTGTCTCGTCGTAAGCAGACCGTCCGCATTCCTGAACGTCGCGGCAGCGTTCGTATCGACAAAGAAACAGGCAAACCCATCTATAAGGAGAGCGGGCGAACCTACCCCGACAAGAATGGCAAGCAGCGCATTGCAGAGACAGAAGTCAGCCGCATCTCGCTGATGGACGACGTTCGTCCCTTGTCTTCGGGTACGCCCCAGGAAGAACTGTATGCGACCTTCTCCAATTCTCTGAAGGCAATGGCCAACAAGGCACGCAAGGAATCCGTCAACATGAAGGGCATCCAGCGTGACCCGGCAGCAGCCAAGGAGTATGCCGCAGAAGTGGCGTCCCTGAACGAGAAGTATCAGGCTGTTCTGGCCAATAAGCCGAAAGAGCGCCGTGCCATGATCATCGCAAACTCCAAAATCAAGGCAATTGTCGAAGCTCGCGGTCTGGACTACAACAATAAGGACGATAAGAAAGAAATCAAGAAGATCTCAAGTGTCGAGATGCAGCGCGCCCGTGAACAGGTTGGGGCTAACAGTAGTAAGACCAAGATCGTCTTCAGCGACCGCGAATGGGAAGCTGTTCAGAAGCACGCAATTTCTGATTCGCTGCTGACAAAGTTCTTGAATTCTTCTGATTCAACTGAAATCGTTAAGCGCGCAATGCCAAAAGCAACTGCAAAGCTTTCGTCTGCAAAACTCAGTAAAGCAAAAGCAATGCTCACTGGTGGATACACCTATGAGCGAATTGCCGAAGCTTGTGGCGTTCCGAAGTCCACGATTTACGATGCTCTGAACAAATAAGGTCGAAAGGAAGAAAAAATTATGGTTCGTTGTTTCATTACTACGGTCGATAATCCTTATGATCCGCACGACCAGTTCGATCAGTGGTATCGTTTTGACTGTGACCACGGCTACAACTCCTGCGGGCTCCTTGCGCGGCTCGCGTACACCTCGGATCAGCTGTCTGATAACGAAAATGCTTATGAAATTGAGCAGGCAATCGATCAAATTATCAAAGCTGATCCTTTGAACCTGTACCGGAAGGTCAAAAAGACCCTTCCCGACAGTGAAAACGGTGACAACGCTGCTTAAACAGAACGTTTAGACAGGGGGAGGGGGTCTGAAAAATCCACCCCCTCCCTAAATCGCGCCGGTCTTTGATATTTCCCCGGAGGTAAAATTGATATTTGGGCTTTGGGTGTAGACAGAGCCGGGTATTGGATTTTCTGCTCTGATTGTTTTGGCAATCAGAGCTTTTGTAAGGGCTTATGGGATAGTGTTCTGACACCTCCTTTCAAATGGCTTGCTTTTTGGGTTTTACGGCATCATGATTTCTCCTTTACCTTCATGAAAACATTCTCTCTAACAGCTCCCATAAGCCTTTACAAAAGCTAAAAGTGCAGAAAAGTATTGCAAAAGTCGTTCAAAGTCAACGCAAAGTGCTCAAAAGCGGCACGAAAGTTAATAGAAGTGACGATAAACCCGTACGAAAGAGAATAAAAAGACAAAACTCGAAAAGAGGATGACGATGAAATTTCGAAAGAAGCCTGTTGTGATCGAGGCATTTCCGCTCGGCATCGACAATATGCCGGACTGGTTCACGGATGCCGTTGCGAAGAATGACATCATTCTGCACGGACAGAGTTCCGGCTTTTATCACGCACATGATACGAATGCCGTCATTAAAACGCTTGAAGGCTGGCATCATGCGAATTATGGCGACTATGTGATCCAGGGAATCAAGGGTGAAATTTATCCCTGTAAGCCCGATATCTTCGAGAAAACATATGAGGCGGTTACCCGGTAACACGGATCCGCCCGAAAGGAATGAAAACGCATGAAGACAAGAAAGGTCTCATCTGGCGAGGATGTCGGAATGCGGCCGGCATTGTCTCCGGAGGCGAGAGAGAACCAGATGATCTCTCTGGCAATGGATCTGGTTGAAAAGCGGCTGCGGGAAGGCACTGCTTCCTCAGCTGAAACGACTCATTTCCTTAAACTGGCCACGTTTAAGTCAGAACTGGAGAAAGAGAAGCTGGAAGAAGAAAACAAACTTCTGCGGGCAAAGACCGAAGCGCTGCAGGCGGCGAAGAACACCGAAGAAATATATGCCGAAGCCATCAAGGCCATGCGGGTGTATAACGGACAGGACGAGGAGGACGACGGCAATGACTGGACTTGAAAAAGTTTGCTTCTGGCTGATGGCAGCACTGCCGTGGCTTCAGCTGGCGTGTATTCTTACGGACCGAGAACAACCAACAAGCAAGCGGTACTGGTGGTATCTGCCTCCGAGTATTCTGTCGCTTCTGACGGCCATAGCTGTTGGACTCCCAAGGATCATTGATAAGCGGATCGGCGGGTTTGGCTGTTGGTGTACGCTGATTTTTACATTTGCGTGTGCTTGCCATGACGAAGCGGGAGGCCTTGAGAACCTGCATGGCAAACTGATCCGTATTTCAATGATCTGCACGGCATTTGCCATGGTCTGCTGGTGTATGGGGTACTGAGCGGATGAGCAGGAAGACATACTCTGAGCTTTGCCAGTATGCAACATTTGAAGACCGCTTCCATTATTTGCAGCTACATGGCGCTGTCGGGCATGATACATTTGGCTTTGACCGATATCTGAACCAGAGCTTTTACCAGTCGAGAGAATGGCGGCAGTTCCGGGACAAGATCATTGTACGGGATGCGGGATGCGACCTTGGCTGTCCTGACCGCGAGATCACGGATTGGGTGATACAAAACGGAAAGCCCATCCGGCCGAGAATCATCATCCATCACCTGAACCCACTGACGAAGGAAGACGTGATTGGCCATACAGATGCGCTGCTCGACCCGGAGAATGTGATCTGTGTGAGTGACCGGACGCATAAAGCCATCCACTACGGGGATGACACGATTCTGAAGCCTATGTACACAGAGCGAAGACCGGGCGACACATGTCCATGGAGGAAATGAGATGTATCCTGTACGAAAATTCAATGTGGCTGAAGCAGCTTACAGTACAAACCTGCGATTGAAAATGCAGGAAGCAGAACACATGGTGCGATGCATTGTTCCAAGCCGGGAGCGGAGTCTGGCACTGACCAAGCTGGACGAAGCATTGTTCTGGGCGAATGCAGCCATTGCAGCTGAGGGCGTGATGAACCACGAGGAATAATAAAAGGAGAAAATTCAAAATGAACAAGAGCGATTTTATGACCTATGCACGACAGCTGGTGGCAGACTACTTTAATGAGCACGCGGACCCGACCAGCGGCGTGAAGCTGACCCTGAATGATGTCTATGTTGTCTGGTTCTCGAAGACTTTGCAGAACTGGAAGGCGCTGGTGAGCACGACCGTGGCAGACGGCATGTACTACGAGATCACTCACAACGGCGACAAGGGCGAGACCTATCTGGACGCCTACAAGAAGTGGGACAATATGTGCATCGTGGACTAAGGAGATAAACAATGGACAGTATCCTGACCTCGGTAAAGAAGCTCCTTGGCCTGACCGAGGAGTATACGGCATTTGACCCGGACCTTATCATGCATATCAACAGTGTGCTGATGATCCTGCGGCAGATGGGCGTGGGCCCGGCGGACGGGTTTTCCATCAGCGATGCGACGGCGACGTGGAGCCAATACATGGCCGACTGCCCGGACATTGAGGCGGTGAGAAGCTATGTGGCGCTGAAGGTGCGGATGCTGTTTGACCCGCCGCAGTCGAGCACTGTGATGGAGGCCGTCAAGAACCAGATAAGCGAACTGGAATGGCGGTTGTATGTGATGTGCGACAAGGAGGAGAAGTAATGCGAACTTTGCCATTTACCGTCGAGGGGCAGACCCTGCGCAAGGACGGCGACTTTGGCGGCATCATCTCCGGGAGCAAGGGATATCTGCGCTGTCGGCTGAAGATCGCGGACAACGACTGGCTCTACGCCAAGAAGGTGCTGGTGTTCAACGACGAATACGCCATGGCTGTGAACGCGGACTTTGAGTGCATGGTGCCGGACGAAGTGACCGACGGCAGGAGCTTTAAGGTGCAGCTCATCGGCCAGACCGGCAAGACCCGCATGAAGACAAACCCGGTACTGATCGAGCAGGTGACGTGATGGCAAGTGTGGAAGATGTGCTGGCCAGCATGGCCGAGCCGAACCGGGAGGAAGAAGAACTGTGCTTTGTCATTGACAAGGACTTCCGGCTCATTTCGGTGCCGGAGCGCGGGACAGTGCTGGGTGTAGAAGGCGACAAAGACGTGAATCTGGTGCGCTTTTGGATGCCGCGCTACTACCGTGGGACCGACCTTTCGGATTTTGTCATCGAGGTACATTACGACAACGCTGAAGGTGAACGCGGCATTGCCCTGACCAGCGACAAGACCGTGAGCGAGGATGCCGTACGGTTCACCTGGGTGGTTGGCAAAGACGTGGTGTCGTCGAAAGGCACAGTGCGGTTTACAGTGTACTGTGTGAAGAAGGACACAGACGGCACCATTGAACAGGCGTTCGGGACGACCATTGGGACCGGAACAAGTCTGGAAGGGCTTGGCGGCGACGAAAACTGAAAGAGGGGGATGGAATGGCGACGGTAGACGAACTGCTGGCGGCGGAAACGACCGAGAGCGACGACGAGCTTTCCTTTCTCATTGACGAACATCTGCGCATCATCACCGTCCCCGAGCGGGGCGTCGTGCTGGGCGTGGAAGGCGACAAGGACGTGAACCGGGTACGCTTCCGCATGAACCGATACTATCACGGGAGCGACCTTTCGAGCTTTCAGATCCGGATCAATTATCAAAATGCGGACGGTGAGGTGAATTACTTCACGGTAAGTGAGAAGACCGTGGACACGGACACCTTCAGCTTTGTCTGGGTGGTGGCCGCAGATGCCGTGATGACGAAGGGCACCGTGCTCTTTGTGGTGAACTGCTTCACAACCGACAGCAGCGACGTGGTGCAGAAGGCGTATCACACGACCCTTGGCGCGGCAAGCGTGCTGGAAGGCCTGGAAGTGGACGTGGAAGGCAACCGGCCGCAGATCGTAGACTTCCTGAGCAAGCTGAAGAACGAACTGACCGTTCATGCCGGGACCGTGCTGCAGCAGATGGACGCGTATGCCAAATCGGCAGAGAGCTCCAAAACGGCTGCGTCGAACTATGCTGATGATGCCGGTAAAAGTGCTTCCAGTGCGGCCAGGAGTGCCAGCGCGGCAGCTGGGAGTGCTTCCAGTGCAGCAGGTTCTGCATCTTCGGCAAGTTCAAGTGCCGTGGCAGCGGGCAGCAGTGCGACTGCGGCAAAGACCAGTGAAAGCAACGCAGCCACTTCGGCCACGGCAGCGGGCAACCGCGCCACTGCCGCGCAATCGAGCGCGACCGCGGCCAAGACGAGCGAAACCAACGCTGGAAGCTCTGCGGCGAAAGCAGCCACTTCAGCCACTGCGGCAAGCAACAGCGCCACTGCGGCAAGAAGCGCTGCGACCAAAGCCGGTGACAGTGCCACTGTGGCCAAAACCAGCGAAACAAATGCAGCCATCTCCGAGACAAACGCGAAGACCAGCGAAGCAAACGCCAAAAAGTACGCGGATGAGGTGCGCACCGTGGCGGAAGGCTACAAAGGCTGGTTTGAGACAGAAACGGCTCTAGCCGCCGCAGTGCCAAACGGCGCGAAGGGCGACTGGGCCATCGTCGGCTCCACCAACAGTATCTGGCTCTGGGATGGCAGTGCCAATGTCTGGGTCGAGAACGTGCCCCGGATCGACTTATCGAATTATCCGACGCATGGGGAAATCACGGAGCTTTTAAAAAACTATCTCCCGAATCGAGCCGCCACTTTGAATGCCCTCGGCGGTATCAAGATCGGTTCGGGAACAGAAGATTTGACCGCCGGTGTCTCAGAATTGGAAGATGGCGCGATCTACCTTGTTTATGAGTAAGGAGGCCCTCTTATGGCTCATAAATTTTATTTGGGTAAATCCAATGCGGCAAGAGAAGTCAAACACCTGTATGTCGGAGTGAATGGGTCATCACCGGTTTACGGGTATCAAAATAAAA